AATTGCAGCCCCCCCCCAGCAGCCCAAGACATCCGTAGAGCTCTGGCCCACGCTTCCTCCTCATACTGTTGTACTTCGGTACCATCACGGTTTGAAGGAGGGGAAAGCGGGGATCAGGACGCTTGTCTTGGGGCCCTCGAAGGAATCAGGGAAGATGATCTTGAACGCTATGCGCGGACTTACGTCAAGCGATCTAGCGGTCCAGGAGTACCCTGGTCTCGACTTGGAGCCACAAAGGGGCAGGTGTTGGACGGGTCTGCAAAACTCATTGCAGGCTGTGTCCGGGACCGGCTCCGCTCCCTCTACGAGTTCAGCTGTCTCTCAGCGGAAGACCAAGAAGGTGTCTTTCGCCAAGGGGCAGTGAGACTCGTAGAGCTCAATCTTTGCGACCCCGTGAAGGTTTTCATCAAGAACGAGCCCCACAAGCTCGGCAAGATTGAGAGGCTCATCAGCAGTGTGTCTATTGTTGATGAGATTGTGGAGAGGCTGCTGTGTTGGCTTCAGAATACCACGGAGATAGCAGATTGGCTTCATTGCCCCTCTGCTCCGGGTATTGGTCTCTCACAGGATGCGCAGCAATGTGCATTTTGGGAGGCTATGAAGCCTTTCCTAGGAGAACTCGCGTCGAGTGACGTGAGTGCCTGGGATTGGTGTTTCAGGCTGTGGCAGATGCTCTTGGATGTTGAGGCCAGGATCATCCTTGCCAGGGCAAATCCACATGGGTTGTGGGCGCGACTTTTGAGAGCGCGGGCATTTATGCTTATGCGCTCTACATTCGTGACCTCCGATGGCTATGTGGTGGCGCAGCTCTTTGCTGGTGTTATGAAGTCGGGTTCTTATCTGACTAGTTCTAGCAACAGCAGAGTCCGTGTTTTGACCGCGATCATAGTGGGTGCACTATGGGCGCGTGCCATGGGTGACGATTGCGTCGAGCAATTCGTCATTGATGCCGTGGCTCGGTACAACTTGCTCGGGATTCGAGTTAAGCAGTACGATCGAGCCGTGGATTCCTTTGAATTCTGTTCGCATGAGTTCAAAGACGGCATCGCTGTGCCCCTCAACGTTGTCAAGGGCCTCTTCAGGCTTTTGGCTACAGAGTTGGATGAAGAGAGGATCTCCCAATTCTGCGTTGAGTTCCGACACTCTCCCGAGCTCGAACACTGTCGGGAGATTGCGCTACGTGTGAGGGAGATGCGTAGCAAATGAAGAGAGCAAAGAGCGCTGCAAAGAAGTTGCAAGTAGCCCAACAGAAGTTGAAGGGTCTTGCCAAGAAGGTGAAATCGGTCGAGAATGCTGTTACGCATCCTGGTCGAAGTCTTGGTGGAGCTATTGGAGCCAAACTCGGGTCTAGGAGTATTGGCTCTAAGATTGGCGGCTTCGTTGGCAGAATTGTTGGCACCGGTGATTATGCGGTGGCATCAAATTCCTTGTTGCAACGTTCGGCGACACTAACCGGTGAGGTTCCTACCTTTACCGATATGGGTCGCGGAACCAGGGTAGTTCATCGTGAGTACCTTGGTGATGTCGTTGCAAGTGCTACTACTGGCGCTTTCTCTGTCACTACTTACGCGGTTAACCCCGGTCTGAGTGACACCTTTCCTTGGTTGGCCCCCTTCGCCAACCAATTTGACCAATGGCGACCGAATGGAATTGTGGCGTGTTTCAAATCACTGTCTTCATTCTATTCCGGTACATCCAGTCTGGGTACCGTCGTCTTGGCCAGCGATTACGATGTTCTGGATGCATCGTATGGTACGAAGGTTGAAATGGAGAATGCACAATTCTCTGTTTCAGGTTCCTCGGCAGCATCGCTTTTGCACCCGATAGAGTGCAAGTCTAGTGAGAGAGCGAGTCCTCTCTATTACACTCGATCTGGTGCAGTCGCGTCCACAGATAACAAACGTTTCTTTGACTTGTGCAATCTCCAGGTGGCAACAGCTGGGTGCACGGCAAGTCAGGTCGTTGGTGAACTGTGGATTACGTATGACATTACACTGTATAAGCCGCAACTTTACGGTGGTGTCATGGGCCGCAGCTTGCTTTACGCTCGTTATAATTTGACGAGCGCTGCAACTGGTGCTGATTTCTTTTCAGCAGCAGCCGCTGCAACGGGAAACTCCGCAACGGGGTTTACCCTTGCTACGAGGACCATCACCTTCCCTGAGAAGTATGCAGGCGCTATTTGGCGCGTGAAATTTCTCGTTGTGGGTGGTGCCGCAACAACAGTCTATCCAGCGGGCACGCTCGCTGGTGGAATGTCTCTTGTCCAGGAGGATCTGGTTTCCTATCCCGCTGGCAATGCAGCTGCTTCGCAGCAAACTTACTATTTTGAAGTTTGCTACCAGCAGATTGCTTCCCCGGGCGTGGCATCGACGGTTGCTTACGCGACCGCCACGTCCACTGGTTGGCCCAGTGCGCCAACTATTGCGCTCCTAGACATTGAGCAGGTGAACCCGTCGTTCACCAGCGCAGCTTAGGAGGACCCCGGACCTATGAGGTGGTACGGGGTTGGGTCTAATGATGGTTCCTTCAGTCTGTTTGGTGCCGGTGTTTTCAACATTGAAACCTACGGGCTGACTGGTATGAATCTCCAGAGCTTCGGCTCGGAGAGTACCATCAACTTCCCCGGGGTGGCCGTTGGCTACAGTTTCGTGGTCTTGATTAAGATTTATCAGGCCGATCCTGGTGCCTCTGCAAACGTGAGTTTTGAGCTCATGGATTATAGCTCAATTGGACTGACACGTATACACAATGAGGTCATCAGCAGTGATGCTGTTGATTCTGATAGTGCGTTTTACTGTCTGTTCTTTCACGTTGATTCCACCGACAACTCCTTAACCCTCACGGGTCCGGCGTTGTCTCTCCCCTATAGTAATTGGGGTGCTGAAGTGACGATTCGTCGTCTATTTCAGTGATCTGCCCTTCAGTAGGCGGGCATTAAAGTGTGCCTACTAACTCCATCGCTTTGGGAGTATAAATTCAGCTACCTCCGTCTTGAG